TTTTATATCTTGTATTGTGTGGAGAATGCCTTAACTCGCAAAAATATTCTTTTTCCCTAGTTACGATGCTCAGGTTGATTAGTAAGGGTGTTACTATTCTTATTTAGTGGTTCTGCGATGTGTATTGGATTGGTCCTTTAGTGAAAGGCGCAGTCTCGGAAGAGAACGTTCTGACACGATCTATTCGTGGCGATATAGCTATCTAAAAGTGTAGTAATTATTTTTATTATGATTCTTGAGTATATTGTATATTAAATAACCTTCCTTTTTTAGCTCAGTTTAGGCTTAATTAGAACTGAGTACCAAGACATGGTGAAATGTTACCTGATCCGGGTGCAGGACGTTTAATTAACAATAATGAAAAGTACGATAAAAGAAACAAGCGATAAAATGAATTCAAACTATGAACAAAGTAAAAGCGCTAGAGCGGAAGGTTTGCAGGCCGGAAGCTTAAACAAAAATATTATTAGCAAATTATTTGCTAAAGCTAAAATCAATTCTCTCGGTATAAGTTTTTATGAGACTTCGTATTCTGACGAAGTTCATTATATATATGATGAGCGAACCAATGTTATGTTGGGTAGTAATAGTAAGGATATGAAGAAAAGATCAGATATAGGTCAAAAGGTTAAGTTTTTTGATGTGGATGGGTTTAAATTCTTGGTTATTTATAAAAAACAAAAATTTAAAGCTCAGATATTGGAACAGGTTTATGACAGGATATCGAATATGGTTAGTACTGCTAGAGGAATTTCAAACGGTGTCTCAGCGTTATTTTCGGAAGATTTTGCTATGTTTTTGTTCGATGTTATGAGGATGATTTTAGATATTAGAGAAGGATGGATGACTCCGATTAAGGTTATTTCGACTTTGATGTCGATGTATTCCATTTATAATCGGTTTTCTAAAATTCGCGCTGCTTTTAGACCACAAGTTTATTTTCTTAACGATATTACATTTGATTCGGTGGTATTAATGCTCAGTGCGATTGGAATTCCTAAATCGATTATGGATGCTATTAAGACTTTTACTGAATTGACAGGGAGGAAATTATTTAATTCTAACATGATTATGACTATTATTACTCTGTTTTATGACATAACTAAAAATTTCCTTTCGTGGATGACTAAGACTATACCGTCATTAAATGGTATGACTGAATTTTTTGAGATCACTGTGGACTATTTATTTTCTACAATCGTTTGTTATAATAAAATTAAGGAAGTCGTTGCTTTATATTCCAGATATGTCAGCGATGCGAGTGTCATAATGGATCCAAAGTTTAGGGTTGATTGTGAGACACTACATGATAAATTGATTAAAGATCAAAATTTTAGAGAATACGTCGATAATAGTGATAATAAGCATTTTAAACTCACGTGGGATGGATTTTGCAATAATCTTATGAAATATATAAAGAATTTTGACGTATCTAGGCGAGATGAACCCATTTGTATTGTTCTAGAAGGAGCTCCTGGTAGCGGCAAGTCTGTATTGATGAATAATATTGTCGAGTATTTAGTTAGGAAAAATAAATCTGTGTATGTGCATACGGTACCTCCTACTATGGGTGGTAAAGATTTTTATGATGATTATGAAAATCAAGACGTTTTCGTTATGGACGATGTGGGTCAGCAAGGTGTATCTCAATGGAGGACTATTATTAATTTTGTAGCTCCTATTAAATATCCGCTTGAGTGCGCAGAGGCTAAGAAAAAGAACACAAAATTTTTTAATAGCAAATATATTATAGTGACTACGAATAAGTTCACAGAGTTAAGTTCTTTTACGTCATCTGATTGTATTGCCGAACCTGGAGCTTTATTCAGAAGAGCTCATGTTTTAAAAGTAACAAAAGGAGAATCGCCGTCAGGTAAGCATACTAATGATATTAAGTATTATAAGTATGATTATAAAGATACGAATACGTTTAAGAATGAATTTTTGTATCATAATAAAACTGATTCTTATCCAACTAGTCAAGAAGGGTTGAATACCAAGGAAAGTCTTATTTATGTGATGTCCATATTTAACCATTTAGATTTAACCGAAGAGGAGAATAGGAAATCATCTGTGATTTCTGATGATGATTTTGACGATATTGATAAAGCTTTAAGGGAAGTAGAGAGCACTGGTGGTTATACATACAGAGCTCAGTTTAAGATTGGTGACTATTTTGGAATGTTAAGATCGTCACTTGAGGAGTTTTTAAATGGAGGAGAAATATTTAAAGAATGGTACTCCGCTTTTACCAATCGCCTGAATAATTTTGTCGGGTTCTTAAGTTCTTTCTTTACTACATTAATTAATGGTAAGATGCCTGATGATAAAGAAGAAATTAGAAGAATATTGTCCTCTAATGATCCGTTTGTTGTATTGGGCATTAGTAGAACAGCATCAGCGACAACCGTGACTAAAGCCTTTAGAGCTTTGGCTTTAAAGTATCATCCCGATAAGGCACCAGTTGAATTGAAGGAGTTACATAATGTTTTGATGGTTATATTGAATAACGCCAGACTGGCTATTATAAATGATTGTGAATTTAATGTCTATCCTGAACATCAAGGATATATGCCTGAAGAAGATTTAAAAGGTGGAGCAAAATATGGTAAGTATACCAGAGATTTTTTATCATCCATTTATAATTTACCTAGACGATTTTATTATTGGTATTTCAATTTGGATGATGCTGATTTTGTTCAAGTTACAATTCAATTCATATTTTTTGGCGTGTTTGTTATTTCGGTTTTAATAAACCATTATGTTTCTACAATTGAACATCAAGATGGAAATATGGATTACGAGTGGGAAAAGCAAGCTTCTGATAATACTGAGTTTTTGGGTACAACTGGAGTTAAAGATATGGTTTTGACAGAGGTTGTTTTAAATGTTGTTAAAAAGAGTGTAAGGTTTGTGACCGGAATTCGGAAGGATGGGACTCATTTTTCATCTCAAGCTGTGGTGGGAGGTAGATCCATTTTATTAAATAGCCACACTTGCGCTGATATGGCTGTTATCAACATTTATAATTCTTATGATCATTTTAAAAATCAACATATTGAGCAAGAGTCTATAACCATAATCAAGGTGAAAGATTTTCCTTCCGTGGATTTGTGTGTGTATCGATTAGATAAAACTATGATGGCTTATAAAGCACCAAAAGTATTATTTGAATCAAGAGGGGAAATTAAACCTTATATGTACTTGGTTTCGTCTATGGGCATCATACCTATGATTTCAGGACAACATTTTCAACGCAATAAAGAGGAAATAACGTATACTGCATATGGTATACATTATAAACATAGACCCTTTTCAGGTTTGATGACTAATGTGCAAGGAGATGGATTTTGTGGTACTTTAATGGTTAATCCTCATGGTTCCATCGTTGGGGTTCACGTAGCAGGTGATGGTGTATCAGGTTTTTGCGTAACACCTAGTGAAGATATTGTTGATTCGATTAGATCTCTGTTGATAACACCCGAAGGTGAGGGTATGTCATTTGATATAGATGGAAGGATAAAAGAGAACTTTTCTGGAGCTAGATTAAGATATGACAATGATAAGATTCAAGTTTCATATGTAGGTGGAGATGTTCCAATGACGCCTTCATTATTACATAGAGATATTAATGCTGAAACTAGACGATTAATAGGTTTAATACACCATGATCCAGAGGATAAGTTATCGTCCGTACCTGACAAGAATATAAATAATAGACAACCCCCTAATTTATCACCAAGACCGGCTGAAAAGTTAAAAGAAATGTCTGTTAAGGCCTTTAAACTGCAAGGATTTGTTAATGATAATGAGTTGCAGTTTATTGACGATTGTATATCACACATTATGCCTGAGAAATTTGACGATGTTTGTTTCGACGAAGCTGCTTTTGGAGGTGAGTTGGCGGCGATGGCTAAAGATACTGCTAATGGTTATGGTCACGTTAAGGAAAAAGAGATGTTTTTTGATTTTGAGAGAAAAGTTATAACGGAATATGGTTGGTCTGAGTTTAACGCTTTTAGAGAAAGAGTGGAAAAAGGCGTTCCGGAATTCAAAGATTTTTTATCTAAAGAGGTTTTTAAGGTTAACGAACTACGTAATGAAGAGAAAGCTGATAAACCGAGAACGATTCGAGTAATGCCTATTACTCATATTTTTTGGACTAAGGTTATATGTGGCAATATAGCACTTCATTTCAAGAAAAATATGCATGAAACTGGTGTTTGTGTAGGATTTAATCCTTATAAAGATTTTCACGAGTTAGCATTGAAATTGAAAGGAATGGATATCGTCGGCGACGCTGATTATGGAGGCTGGGATGGAACGTTGAATGCTAGGATAATGTTTAGGATTTTTGAGATTTTTCAAAGGCGATATGTAGGAAAGTATCCTAAGGTTTTGGAATTTTTAGGTACCTCGATTGTGAGATCTATGGTCCTGGTGTCAGACGAATTGTACGCGACAACGCACGGAATGCCGTCAGGTACGTGGTTGACGT